GCCGCGCCGTAGTCGTTTACGGTATTGACCTGCTTCTGCAATGTGATTCGATGCCGTAGTTTTCCGATTTGCATTAGGCCCCCATGATTCTGTAAGGTTGGATAAGGCGCCAAGTTCCGATCTCAATTTCTTTACTGCCGAAATTACCAACTACTACACTTTCCCTGTTTTCATACCAGTGCGCAATTAGCATTAGTGCTGCATGTCTAATTGGTGCGTTAATAACAATTCCGGTCAAATCGGAGTCTGGAACTTTGTCATTATATAATTTACGTCCAAGCTGGCTTTCAATGTGGCCAAGCGCGGACTCTATATATGACTGTAATACGTCGTCTTCGTCGTCATTATCAATACGGCAATGCGCCTTTACCAAATCTAACGAGAGCATAAGCACCTCAAAAAATTAAGCCCTCACATTGGAGGGCTGGTTACTATTATTTTTTGGCCGCCAATGTGCCCTTAACAAAGGACTCAGGGCGATAAATCGCAAGCGCTAAACGTTCTTCACAAAGAATTGTGACTAAGTTCTTCACAAAGTCATCTTCGTTTTCGGTAGATACTGCAATACCTGATTTTTGGCGGTCAAAGATTTGCGCACCTAAATCAAATGCACCAGTTAAGAAACTTCCTGCTGTCATTGCTTGGGTTTGTACAACAGGAATGCCCCATAAAGTAGGCTGAGCTAAACTTTGAGGATTGCCGATAATATGACGACCCATTGTGTCTTTTTCTAATTCGATTTTTGCCCAATCAATAGGGTTTAAAACGAAACCATTAGATGGATATTCAGCAAGAACTACCTGTAACAGAGCTAAACGCAATTGGTCAATGATAGTATAGGATGCCAGTTTTGCCGGATCTGCGAAAGCTTGCGCTGTCTGCATAATGCCTTGAAGACCGCCACCAGTGCCATCACCATTTAATAACTGTAAGTCTTCTTTCAATTTAAGACCGTAAGTTAAACGACCATTGATGTAACTTTGCAACATTGACGCATCGTCTAAAATTTGGCGAGACGCCTTCACAAAGTGCGCTAAAGTTTTAACGCCAGTAGTCACTTCTTCAAATTGAAGATCGGATTGTGCCTTTTTAGCGCCCTCAGATGCTTGCGGGCCAGCATTATTCGTAAAACCTTTTTCACGAACATAAGTAATCGCATTGCTATCTGTGGTGCCAGGCATTAACAAATCACGAATGGTTAATTGACGATTTGGCGCTGCCACAATCCCAGGTACGCGATGCTCAACGACCAAAGCGCCCGCAGAACCAGCAGCATCAGTTGTTAAACTGGTAATGGTAGCCTTCAAACTTAATTTAGCAGATTTACCGGAACGCGGATCTTGCGCAAATAATTTAAAGCCTTCGGTTTCCATTAATTGCTGAGCAATAGATTTTTCGGCTTCTTGACCCGCACCACGACGCGCCATTTTTTGTTCAATGTCGTCTAAACGGCTTTTTGCATCGGTGATAGTGGTCAAGGCTTCGTCCACGCGCCCTTTTAGATCTTCAAGACCTTTTTCACCGTTCGCCATTTTGCCTTTAAGTTCTTCACCCAAATCTTTCACAGAATCGGTGGCTTTTTTCAACTCAGTGGCGAGCTGTTCAACATTTTTTTCTTGTTCAGGCATATTAATTTCCCTCATTAATTGATTTTAAAATAGTTAGTGCATTGCTGATTTCATTGGTTTCAGGCTCGCCCTGAATAAGTTTTCGCAAACCATGGCCAGCAACAACCATGGCTTGTGCTTTTGAGAACCCTAAATCTCTCAGGGCTTTTTCAAATTCCGGTAAAGTAGGCAAACTACCTTTCGCCAAAGCGGATTTCACCACCTCAACACGGCTTTCTTCATTAGCCGGGAATGTAACAATTGAAATTTCTTTCAAGTCAATTTCGAGCAATTCTAAGACGTCATCCACTTCGTTATACGCCCACTTATTCAGCCGATACCCGATAGACAAACCATCAATAGCACCAGCAAGTAAAAGCGCATGAATTTCTTTTGCTCTAGCAACATCATTTACAAGCAATCGACCTTCACCATACAAGCCGTGCTCATCTTCTTTAAGCAATGTCCAAACGCCAATAGGCTGATTGCGGTCATGATTCCATAGCACAGGCGGCATTTTATTTTGAGCGTTCCAGCCTTGAATAGACTGTGCGAACGCCCCTTTTCTAACGATTTCATCGTAGCTATCTGGAACATCAAACACATTACAATAGCCAGAAAAAAAGCCGTCTTCTTTGACGGCTTCGGTTTTAAATAATAGGTCTTTAACCTTAATTGACATTTTCTGTTTCCTTTCCTATTTTATCGATTGATGTTAGGTTCAGCTGGACGGTAAGCTGATCCGCTCCATCAACCGGCGGTAAATTTTCCAGCGCTCTCACCTCATTACGGGTCATTACGCCATTTTGTAACAAAACAGTATAGAAACTAGCACGCCCAGCGCTATCAGCTCTAAGCAGCCCCTCAACGCTAAAAATAGGATAAAATTTTGAACGCTCACCAGGCTTCAATAGCTTACGCGTGATAGTCTGTTCAATCCGTTTTAAGGTTGGGTTAAGCGAATAAGTTAAGAAATTTTGGTTAATTTGTTCCGCACTTGACGCCCAGGACGATGATTTATCTGTGCTGTAAATCAACTGCGGAGGTACCCCAAACGCACGACAAATCTCTTCAATACCAAAATAACGGCTTTCGAGTAATTGTGCATCATGAGGATTAATCCAAGCGCCTGACATATTTGCAGGCTCCATTCCAGCCTCAAGAATCATCCATTTACCCGCATTTTCCGGCTTACCAAACTCACCCAATGCAGTGCGCATTATTTTTCGCTGTTCTTCCGTCAAAACACGCTCACCAGTTTTCAAAAAACCGCCTGCTTTAAGATTATTCTTAAAGGCCTTAGATGCAGCGTTATTAGCATCAATCTGCAACCCCATAACTTGAGCTTGATAAGCAATCGGAGATAATCCGACCAAACCATCAAGCGTAAATCCACGAAAATGCAATATTTCTGATTCGTCGTACTCTCCACCATCAACATTATTTTTAGTATAAGTGTAATATATGGACCCATCATCACGGCGGGTTACACGCATATACTGCGGATCAAAAATATCAAGCGCCACTACGCGTTCACCAACTCGGACAATTCGACAGTAGGCGTTTCCCCATAAATCAAGATTTGCAATGACCGCTTCCCAGAACTCGCTTGAACACATATCAGCATTTGGGGAGTCATGAATAATTTTATAAAGTGGGTGATCTACTGCTATTTTTCGCTCTGCATTTTTTAAATGAAACGGTAATGATGCTATTGTTTGACTACGAAGTCTGACACATGCCCAGACCGCACTTAATTTCAATGATGTTTCTGCATCTACCGCTTTTCCTGAACCGCTCGATTGGCTGACAAAAGGTTCTGATGTAGAACCTTTATCAAGGCGCTTCCCGCCACCGAACCAACGGTTATAAAATCTAGTCCACCAACCTTGATCATTTAATGTATTCATGCGATTACAATATCCTGTAAATATGAATCAATATTTTGCGGTGTTTCTGCTGTTTCAGCTATCCCGCGCGCCATAGACAAAGCTACCATTCCATCAATGCGTCCTGTTGCTTTGTGTTTTTCAAATTTTCTGTTTCCAGCCGGGTCTTTTACGATCACCGCATTCGCTGCACACATTGTTAAAACTGGGTGCATCCCGTGACGTAAATTCGCATTAAGCAAATCACTTTCTAGCGCATCAATTGCGGGCGACATATCCTTAAAACCTTGACCAAATGGAACCAAAGGCAAATCAATTCCTTGTAATTCCATTTCTCTTTTGAAAATATCAATGCGCCAACGGTCAAAAGCGATCGCCGCAATATCAAAATCACTTAGGATTTCAGCAATATCACGTACCACATAGGCATAATCTACTGTTGCACCAGGTGTTGTTCGGATAAATCCCTGTCTTGCCCAAACATCGTACGGCACTCTATCTCGCTTTGCTCGGTCTTCAATACCAACTTCAGGCGTCCAAAAGAATGAATATACGTTAGTTTTACCGTTATGCTCCTTAGCAGTCAGCACTAAAGAGGTTAAATCGGTACGCGCGGATAAGTCCAAACCGCCGTAAGCAGTTAAACCGCTGGGGCTACTCTGCTCCTCGCCGTTCTCTTTCCATATATCAATTGAAACAAAGGATGAAACTGTGCTTACGCGTTGATTAAGATTAAGATTGCGGAATGTGTTTTCAAAACTTGGCATGCGATTAGCCTTATCGGCAAGTTTGCGAATATCTTCTTCACTACGAAACACACCTAAAGCTGGATTGGCCTGTTTCCACGCTTTCGGATCAGTGATTTTCAAATCTTTGTCTGCGCTATAGACATGGCACACCGTATGAGGATCATTACTGTTTTTAGCGTCATCAATCCATATCGAGAGCAAATCACCATCGTTCGCTGCCTGAGTGCTGATAGTTAGCAATAACGGATTCTTATGTGCGCCTTGAGCGGTAGTGATAGCATCAACGAATGCTGATTGCGGCCCCTGTACTTGCCCTACTTCATCAAGTATTGCTAACACAGGAGATAGCCCCTGTGCTGTCTTACCGTCAGCTGCTAGTGCTTTATATTCGACGTTCATAGGCAAGCCTATCAGCCGCTTGCCACTTGGTTTAATCGAAACAATATTGCTTAATTTAGGGTTAAGCTGAATCATCTTTACCGCAAGATTAAACACTAACGCCGCTTGTTCACGGCTTAAGGCCCCGCTTACAATCTGACTATTTAAAATCGCCACTGGGCCGACCAAGTGGGCTAACAATAAGCAAGCGATTAATGCTGTTTTCCCATTTTTACGACCAATAGATAAAATCCCGTGACTTGTTCCATGCGGATTGTCGTACACATCGAAAATATAATCTTTTTGGAAATCTTCTAACTTGATTGGCTGACCGACTAATGCACCTTCAGGCACAAAGCAATAACGCTCGATGAATGCAATTACTTTTTCAGCCGTTGTCATCAGTTAATCACCCTTGCTATTAAACCGTCATCGTCATTGATTGCGTTTCTTGCTTCTTGATAAAGCTGATTTGTCTTAACCTGATCTCTACTTTCGCCATTTGTGGCCCTGCTGTGGATTTGTAAACTGCGGCACATTTGGATTTCTCGCTTATACAGATCCTCAATAACATAATGCAGAGGGTGCATTTTCATTGTGCCAGTATCTGTTTTCACCCATCGGCGAGCCGAAGTAGCTAATTCTTTTTCGTAATCATCAATTTCAACATAAAGTTTAGCGAGTTTTACCGCTCGCTCTTGATCAATTGGCGTCCAACTCTCCAAAGCTCTACTCGGGATAATACTTTCCCAATACCGCATTTCTGCTTTTGTTAATTTTTGCGGCGGCTCCAACTTTGTTTGAGCGGCTTTATTAGCTAAAACTTTCGCTTCGGTGCTGTCGCTTCTTATTTTGCGTGCGTCCATAAAAACCACTCCATAAAACCATAAAAAAGGGTATAAAAACTGTAATAGCGATAAAATAGAGTTCCCCAGGCGGTATTTAGCCTTTTCTTTCTGAACTTTTTACCCGCCCCTACCTATTGAATGGATGTTCGGGGTCAAGCGGAAATCCGTTTATATCGCAACCAATTTCGTTAACGTTTTTTGTTTCTGCTTTTTGCTTTGAGCTATCGTGATGAACCTTACACAATGACTGTAAATTGCTTGGGTCATAGAACAGGTTTAAATCACCCTTGTGTGCTTTGATGTGGTCAACTACTGTTGCGGGGGTTATCTTACCCTCGCGCTGGCAGTAAACACACAAAGGTTCTTTTGCCAAGTGGTCAAGTCGTAATTGTTTCCACGCTTTACGACTATATAGATAGTGCCAACTGTCACGGCTCATAGCTTACCTTATCCCGCCCTACGGGCGGTGCTGTTAATAAATCAATGCTGCGCGTGTTCTACTTGCCATTCGCGAATCTTATCAACTCGATTCAGGCACATATCACGTTCGCGTTTGAGTATGACGGCGTACTGCGTTACATCGCCGTAAGTCTTGCCGTCAAATCCTGTCTTGTCCAAGTAACCGACATAAGCGGCCGGCAACACTGGGCAAGCGGTAGTGACTGGCTTACTTGCGCAGGAACTCAATAACATTACTAGGAGCGTTAGCGTTATAAGCATTGCTTTGCTTAACTTGTGGCGGGATTGTTCTAATGACTTCATCTGATTGGCTCCGTGCTTCACTTTCCTGTTTCGATAACTCCAACATGACGCGCTGGTTTTCTACCGCGTCTTGTTTTAGTTTGGATATTGTTGCGCTTTGCGTTTCAATGGTTTGGGCTTGAGTTTGGTTTACAGCTCTTAAGTTATCAATAGTGTTTGACTGGTACCATAACCAACCACCCAAGCCCAAAATCACAATCACCGATACGCTGATAATTGTTCCGGTGATTTTATTAATCCCAAACATAAGGCTTTCTCCACGTTACGACGCTTGACTAAACCCGGCAGGACTTTACCCTGCGAGTACACCCAGCGGGGAAATTGATTACACATTAAATTAATATCACCTACGCGGGCGTACTTAAATAACGTGGCTTGTTTTAACTTCGAGCAACCGGCATTGAACGTAATTGATACCGCCGCTTCAAATGCGCCTTGCGGTAACTCTTTGCCGTTTGCCCAACGATTAACGCAGTTCTCGGCAATCTTGATGTTATCTTTCCAACGCTCCGCTATTTCTTCGTCCGATAATTTACGACCAAGCACTACGTCGTTTGTATTGCCGATTCCGTCGGTCCATACGTCAGCAGGACATTTATACGGTTCACGATAACAATCTTCCGCATTGCCGATAACCAGCAACCCAACTTTACCTGTGCGGATTTCGTCCGGATATTGAGCGAGGATAATTCCAGCGATGACAACCACACTGCATTTAGCTAACGTTTTAAGGTGCTTCATTTGATTAACTTCCCGCTTTTATCTCTCACGCCGGCTCGGATTTCTTCAAGCTCTAACATACGCTTTTTATATCTCGATTCTCGGATATAACCGCAGACCGTGACAAAAATACCAATTAATACCGCCCACTCGCTCAGAGTTAGCGCACCAATCAAGCCGGTTAGCCAGCCCCAAAACTGAGATTCAACGGGCATATCTTTAAATACTTGCATTCTCATAGCTCCGCCTCGTGTTACTTTGTTAAAAGCTGGTTCCGCGAGGTAATAAAAAACCCCGACCGGAAAACTGATCAGGGTTATAAAATTCTACTTGGTAAACATCACTTACACGATGACCACCATATATGCCAATGATAGTGCAAGTATGCAGGGTATGTCAATAAGTAATTTTTATATTTTTTGAATTTTGTACACCAGTTTTAAGAAGAACGAAACCAGTTACAAGAAGTTCGTGAATTATAGCTTTTGCTAGGCTAAGTTCTTTTTTGACATTTCTCTTAAATGTATCAATGCTCGGAACTCGAATATTTGATTTACCCGCGTATGGTTGCATGCTAACCTCCCCGCTATTTTCGCGCAGCTTGACAGCAATCCTATTAATTGGATTTTTATTGACGTAATAAGAAAACATGATAAAACGCAAAGTGCGGTCATTTTTCTCAAAGAACCGATCGACGATTTGGCTAATCATATAACCTGTTTCATCATCGCAGGTTTGTTCCCCTGGTTCGGCAGATGCTACGCTTTGCATTAGCTTAGCAATGATATTAACCTGTGCTTTGTCTAATCGACCGGATCTCACCCACGCACCCCATTTAAACATCCATTCATCAACAAATTCTTCCTGTTCCTCGGTTAGTTTTAATTCGCTAAATTTACGCATCGATACCTCTAATTTTAATGATTGACTTACCTTTACTTACTACGCCTTTTTCCTCGATTGAGTATTTGCGGATGATTTTGCGGTTATCGTCTTTGATTAATCCGGCGCCGACCAAGCTATCAAAAATCCCTTTAGGTAAATTATCAAGGTCACGTGGGCGGTTGTCTGGGAAGTAGATTTCCATCTTGATTTCAACCGCACTTTCAAAAGGATCGAACTTAGAACAAACCTCAGTAGCAATGCGTTTAAATTCCCTTCCCGCTTTTGATATGTAATGCTTACCTTGTCTTGTGTGCTTCCAGTAGTGGTTCACGCTCGGCGGGTACGGCAGACAGATTTCAAGCCAATCACTCATAGTTTTCCCTCGCTGATTAAGACATCTTGAGTGCGAAACACGCCTTCCGCATGAGCTAACCGAACAAATTCATTGCCTAATTTTCGTGTTCTACGATCGCACTCATCATGACAAGCAGAACAAGCCCATGCGCCACGTTTATCATTCGGTTTTCGCCCTCCCCCATCATCCATACGATAATGAGCAAGCACTGTAGTCTCGGGGTTAAAATTACAAATGCCGGGCAAACGAACCATACATTCACGCCCCTTGGCTTCTTTCCGATAGTCTATTTTCCCCATATTTTTACCTCTAAAATTGACCGCACTTTTGAACTGTAAACTATTGGTTGACGATTGCGGCTCAACCGCCAAACCCTATTAACTGATTAATCTTGTTATCCAGTGCCACTTCGTCTTCATAGATATTACAAAGCGTTTCGTTCCAGATGACGCCATACACCGTTTTATACACATCGTTGAATCGTTCCTGGCTCATATTCGCGAATGAGATTGACCAACGCTCTTTAACGGTTCCGCCGTCTTGTGCCGGTTTGATGTCGTAAAATCCCACTTTTTTCATCACATGATCGAGATACGATTCAAGGGTTTTCATTCCCTCATAATCCAATTTTGATTCACGATTCAACCGCACTTTTGCCAGCACGCTATCTGCTATTGGTTTAGTTACGTTCTGATACAGATTTTCATCGTTGGCCGCTACTGCGATTTCTCTTGCGACCGCCTGCGCTATCCATTCTTCCGCTTGGGTCAGCACGCTAAATTCAGGCTGCCAATATTCAAAACCTGCATCGAGTAGCGCGAAAAACTTCTTGTGATGTTGGTAATTCCGATTGTTACCGATGGGTGTAATTTTTACCGCACTTCCAACCGGCAACCCCTTGAGTAAATTGCGGTCGTAGTCTGTTTCCGCTACAACCGCACCATTCGCATATTTAACCGCGTGGATTACCGTTTTTTTCTGCTTTTGGCTCGCCATTCGAGTTCACCTAAATCATCGATGTGGACATGACGGATAACTTGCCCCATATTGCGGTGACGCGGGTCAAATATCGCTAAGTGATTACCACGGCAAACATCAGTCCATAACCCCGTTTGAGGACTTAAAAACTTAATGCGGCCACCAACAATAAAACGGATTTCTGTCGCTTTTTGAGTGATTAAGGAAAACCATTCCGTGCTAATGTCAACCGGTAACAACATAACCACTAAGCAGTTGTAATTTTCGAACAACTCGACAGAGCGCTTGATAAAACTTAATGGATCGCTAAACGGCGGATTGATAAAAATGCGCTCGTTTTGCAGTGGGTAAGTTAAGTAATCCATTTCAGGCGTTACATATCGCTCAAGTTTTGCGTTGTGCGGTAGTGCAGCGCCATCAATCGTGAAACCAAATTCGGCATGAACCGGGTTAAATAGTGAAAGTGATGTTGGATAGGTATCCTTATCAAATTTTTGCTCTGTCATTTATGCAATCCCCATAATCTCTTTAATTTTTGCCACACCGTTTTTTGATACTTCTGGCGGGATAACTTTTTGCTTTTGCTCTAGCAACTCTGGAATTTGAGGAAATTCAAATCCAGTGCGAGCTTTATCAACTACTTCGACAAGGATTTTCGGCATAGCCTTTTGGCAATCTTCCCATTTCTTCTTGCTGTAACCGTCATAAATGGTTTTAAGCAAATAATATTCAGCCTTTGAGCGGAATTTGAAATTGTGAGGTTCTTTTGCGTAACCAAAGTATTTTTGAATTCTTGATGACAATTCTTCGGGCGTTGGCAAGCCTAATTCGTGGTAATTTTCAAACTCGCACCAAGCAATGAATTGACCTACACTCGGGAAAAATGGGCTTTCGGATTTTGCAGCCAAATCCAATCCTCTTTTTAGGGATTGAGGATTAACTACGCCCGCCTTGAATAACTCTTCGAGCCAAACTTGCTTTGTTTCGTTATACTCAGCTTCACTGGCAAACGCCTGCTTCCACGCTGGAAAAATTGATTTTAATCGGATAAACATTCGATCAATCAAACGAACGGCATTATCTGGGATATTGGATTTTTTAACCGCACTTCCCTCGGCTTGCATTTGGGTAATGTTTGTCATCTCAATTCCTCCGGTATCAAGTTAGGGTCGATATTTAATTTTCTGCCTACAGCCCAAGATCCATCATCAGCAAAGGAGCTTGTTTTTCTGGTGTTTGCAGCCATTGCTATGTCGTCATCACGCCAATTCCAGCTCGCGCTAAATCCGCGCCAGTTACGCTCAATAGCGATTGTGATTGCGTCAGAAAGCGATATCCCAGCCTTGGCAGCTTCTCGTTGAAAGCCTTTAAGTGCAGTCTCAGTAATCGGTGCGTTCTTGGCTTTTCGGAGTTTAAGAAAATCTTCAGCAAGCTGACCAACGATTCCAAATTCAGCAAGCAAATCCGATTCGCTTTTTTTGGTATTTTTTTTATTATTATTTTGTATAGTGTTTTTATTGTTATTTTGTGTGTGAACTTTTTTCACCAGATCTGATGAACTTTTTTCACCAGTT